GGGGGGTGATTGACGATCATACTAGATTCTTAATGAGATTCAATGGTAATTTTAAGGTAGAGGGGAATCCTACTCCCTCTGGCAATCTTATCACCGATGGCTCAATACAATGTGTCCAATATAACAAAACGGATCCTTTTCTTTATACTATCATAAACACCAAAGAATCGTTATTGCCTGAGCTATTTTATGACGGTCATCCATTTACTATAGACTTTTGGTATAAGTCAACCAATCTTGTTACAAGTTGTTTGGTTGAGCATGAATATCCTAATGGTATTTTTTATTTTGGTGTAGTTTTAACAGGTACTGGTTTTTATTTTTTATTTCAAGCTCAACAAGCTGGTTGGCATGTTGATAGAGTTGAGGCAAACAAATGGTATCATATAGCTATAGTCAGAAGCAGTAATGAATATGACATATTAAGATGTTTTGTTAATGGTACACTTATTATTAACACGAAAACCAATAATACGCTTCCCCTTAGGTCTTATAACCTAGGTATTAATACACGAGGTGATGGTATGGATAACGGAAATTTTATGATGGACGATTTCAGGATAAGTGATATAGCTAGATGGGAGTCAGATTTTGAACCTCCAAAAAGAAAGGGATTATGATCTACCATAATCCCCTACATTCATCCTTACCCACGTACCAACCAAAAACCAAAATGAGGTCAGTCCCGGATTCGAACCGGGGTATATGGTTTTGCAGACCACCGACTAAACCACTCATCCAACCGACCGTGACGCGAATATAAAGATTTTATTTGACCAGATAACTTAATTGACCATCTTTTTAACTAACAACTTTCCTTAAAGCCAAATAGCTCTTATTTAACTTCTGGAACCGTAGAGATAATTGTATAGACAAGTATTGTTTTTAGGTGACTCTTGCTGGAAGCCAATAAACAAGGTGGCGGCGTCATGGCGTGGGGCTGGTGGCTGCCTCCCATGGCCGGCCAGGAGCGGAGCGACTCACGACCAACCCTGCCGATTCCCTTTGGCACTTCACGCTTTAGCGCAGAAAAGAAGTAAACATATAGGATCATTATGTTTAAAGATAGTAGTCATCTGCCAAATAAGATCGAATGTAAGGATATAGTAAATATCTCAATAATACAATCGTGAACTACCGCTAAACTAAAGATTTAGCGGCTTCGGAGATACCAATACCTCCTCTTTTTTCCTGCTTCTTCCTGTCATTGCTTTTTAGGACACGAGGTCGGCCATCCGCCGTTGGGCAGTCCACAGGCTTGACTTTCCCACGCTCCGTGGGTAGGGCTTTCAAGCCAAATTCTTTGATATTGCAGGCTGCGTTGAAGTCCCGGTCGTGATGTGCGCCACATTCCGGGCAAGTCCAACTGCGCTCGCTAAGTTTCAATCCTTTGTAGATATATCCGCATTTGCAGCATGTCTTTGAACTCGGGGCAAAGCGGTCTATCTTAACAAGGTTTACACCATACCACCCGCACTTGTATTCAAGCATCGTCAGGAACATACCGAAAGAAGCATCTCCGACAACTTGGGCAAGGTGGTGGTTACGCTGCATCCCTTTCACGTTTAAATCCTCCATGCAAATAGTACGCACTTGGCTGTCGTGCGTGAGAGCATGGGTGATTTTGTGAAGGTTGTCCTTACGTCTATTGGCAATGTGTTCCTGCATCCGGGCAACTCTAATGCGAGCCTTGTTGCGGTTTGAGGAGCCTTTCTGTTTGCGGCTCAACCGCTTTTGCAACAACTTCAAGCGGTCAAGGCTTCTCTGCAAGTTCTTCGGATTGACAAACGTGCGTCCGTCAGAACATACGGCAAGCGATTTGATGCCCAAGTCTATACCCAAAGCAGTATCTCCCTTTATGGGTGTTACAGGAATTTCCCGGATAGCCGTATCAACCAACACGGAAGCAAAGTATTTGCCTGAAGGTGTCATGCTGACGGCTACGGTCTTCACCGTACCCTTGAACTTGCGGTGCAGCACGGCAGGAATGTCTTTCGCCTTGGGGATTGTGATTGTTCCTTTCTCAAAATCTACACGGCAATGCTGCGGGCAAAGGAAGCTCTGCTTGTTCTTGCGGCTCTTGAAGCGTGGGAAACCGACAGCCTGGTGTTGCGGAAGAAATTGGTATAGGCTGTATCAAGATTACGCAAGGAACTCTGCAAGGACTGGGAGTTGACTTCCGAGAGCCATTCATGTTCCGCTTTCAGCTCACTCTTCATGCGATTGGTTAGTTCAACATTGCCGATAGACTTCTTTTCCTGCTTGTAGGCTTCAATCTTCAGGTTGAGTGCCCAGTTATAGACAAAGCGGCAGCAGCCGAAGGTCTTGGCAAACAAAACCTTTTGCTCATCAGTCGGATAGATTCTATATTTATAGGCTCTCAACATGGTGTATTCATTTGATTTTCAATACTCAAAGATACGAAAAATTATTGGAATACACAAGTGTTTGATTGATTATCAGTAATCTATATTTATTCATACATCTTATATATACCTCTTTCCCTATCGTTGTATTTATAGATGTGCATTGAAAGTGAAGGGTAGCTGCGCTACCCCGCATTTTTCATCCCCTAAACTGAAGATTTAGGGGTTTTCAAATGCGAGTCCCTATAAAGATTTTAAGCTAGGTATGACGTACCGGTTTATCTATGAGTATGTAGGATCGTTTAAGTGTTTTGAGAAGGCTTATAAGATGATATCGATGGTAGTTGATAGCGAGTTGTCGATCATGAGATCAATCGGTGATTATAATTATAAGTGGAATATTCGCAAGGTTTATCCATCATGCTTTGTAGGCAAGGCTAAGTTCAGGTATATTGGCGGCGAGGACAATGCACCTGTAAGTTCAAAGGGGAGGGCTAATAAAGCTAGAAGAGCCGCTGTTGACTACAAAGTTATGATTATGGTGAATATCATAAATACCAGATCTGCGAGTAAGATAAGGAAGATGATTGACTCTGATGGTAGTCTTAAAAACAATGGTAAAAGGTTTGACGGTAGGAATGATAAAGTTCTTTTCAGTATATTCAATAGTCATTTGATTCACGAGGGGTTTAAGGAAGTTAAAACCTCGTCCTTATATAAGTACTTGAAAGAGGCCTTAGATTTTTTAGGTGTAAGTCTATTAGAGTTAAGATCTATTGCTGATAGAGCTATTTCTGACATAGAGGATGGCAAGGAAGGATATGAGCCTGGCCTATGCTCTTATGATGACTGTTTTGATATTAATTCTTTTGTGGAGGATTCGTGATGAGTAGCTTTAGTATCATAAGAGGTGGAGATATGTCCATCGTATTTAACCACGATAATAATATGTTTAATATCCAAGAGCTATCGGATTCCATTGGATGTAAGAATATACTGTCATCTGTCGTAAAAGATCCTTTGAATGGGTCGATGTATGTTATTAAAGAGATATCCGATCAGAAGTGGGGAGATATAGTGGCTTTGGTCAGATTCGGATGTTTGTTGAATAAGTCTCTCGTAAAGGAGATAGTCGTCAAATCTATAAGATTGTGGGTAGATATTTGTGGTATGTCTTACAGCGATATCAAATCATCTACATCCGATCCTATATACAATACGTTCCTTTTTAGCGGCTATATGTCTTTGGCTGGGGATAATCCTGACCTTAAAAAGTTTATTGTATCTCTTAGGAGTAGAATGCTTAGATATGATCTCACATGCTTATGTCTTTATTTAGCTATGTCTATGGCTATCAATGGAGGTATAATTCTAAGCGAGCAGGATCTTCTTGATGCTCTTATCTTATAGCCTCGTTTGTTTTATCGATCAAATTAGTATCTTTGTGAAAAAGATATTAAGATGAATCAGATCAATATCATACCGAAGATAATTCATGATAAGTTTGCCGCTAGGATTATCATGGATGATTACGATATAGAGAAGCCTATCGTAATTACTGTCGTAGCTAGGCGTAACGATGGTGAGTATAATACCCAGATATTGACATACCCGACATCGGGAGTCGATTATGAGGGTAATGTAAGGATGGTGTTTTTTGATGTCGCTAGGTCTCATGTTTGTCAGATAACATCGGTGTTTATCAACGGTCATGAGGTTAAGACATATTATACCGATATCCCGGATCTTGATATGCAAGCCCGTTATGACGATAGCTTATGCCGGTACGATAAGAAGGTTAATATGAATGATATTCGGCTGTCATTTCAGGTGCTAGAGACACGTGATCCAAAGGTATTGCAGGTATTGGATGAGTCCGAGTGGGGGCTACTGGAGGACAGGAAGGCGATTATCGAGATCACTACGCCGGGCATGTCCGACCCCGTTACGTTGTTCCTTGGCAAGAATCAGGTCAATACCTTTACTAGCCTAACATTAGGCCTCAATTGCTTTAATTACGATGATTGTAATGTCAAGTACCTTGATCTACCTGATGGTATATATGATATCAAGATCATAGGTAGCCCTTCTACTTACAACTTCAGTCGCAAGTATCTTAAGACGGATCTTATACGCAGACGTCTTGATCGGCTATGGATTAAGACTGATATCCTATGCGAGGACAAGGATAAGGATCTTATAAATAAGATACAGGAGATGGAGACGCTTATGGCTGTAGCGGAGGCTAACGTTAGGTTGGATAATATAGAGGCGGCTCATGAGATCATTGATCGTGTAGGAGAGCTTCTTGAGATGGCTACTAATTGCGTGGATTGTTGAATTTTAAAGATATAATTATGGGTTGTAATACTTGTAAGGAAAAGGCGTTAAAGGCCGAGAGGGAAAGAATTGAGAGAAGCATGATGAATCGTCCTTCTTCCACCGTTATTAGTGATAGGGAATATGCTTCTAGAAGCACCGCTGGTTGTATGGTTATGCTTGATCCGTTGCAGACCATGGAGCGTGATGTGGTTAGTATATATAAACAAGTTCGTACCAAGGGTGGTGGAGTTGGCATATCTTATCTTAATATGCAGAAGAAGATCCGTGAGTGGATCAAGAACCTGCCATATGGATGCCCGCCTGATGAGGAGGTACAAGAAATGAGAAAGGAGATACTCGATGGGCGCGCAAAGTATATCAAGCCTTGATAGAATAGACCTATGTAGGGTCGTAGACGAATGGCTGTCTTGTCAATGGAGTGGATACATGAGGTATTATAGGTACAGGATCGGGAATAAGCCTGATGTATCTTATTGGGGCAAGATAATTCGTCTACAAAGGTCATTATGCGATAATGATTGCGGGTTATGCCCGGATGAGGTAAGATCGTTAAAGGAACGTGTTAATAAGTTGCTGGCATGAGAAAGTATAATTGTTCACATATAACTCCGTCCACTTGCGTACCTTATGAGGGTGATCTTCCGGAGTGGTCAAAGCATAAGGACTCTGATGAGTGTGTTATGATCTCTGATGTGATAGAGGAGATATATGACGAGCTTACCCGTGTCAGGGAGGCTATAGATGTCCGGGATCTTGGTGAGTCTTGCGTGAAGGTAAGTGGCGATAAGACCGTAGCGAAAGTTCTTTATGCTTTAGAGGATAAGATTTGCAATGGGTGATTAATGTCCTGATTTTGGGATATTAAAAATAGCCAATCGGTTTGTGTTTATCATCCCGATTGGCTATTTTTGTATGTCCGCCGACTCTCACGAGGGAGCGGACATAAAGTAATTAATTATTAATCTCAAAATTAGACTAAAAAATGAAGACAGTAAATGTTTTAACAAGAAAGATGGGCGATTTTAACGTTTTTCAAAGAACTAGTGATGGTTATTTTGATGCTAACGAATTGTTGAGACAGTGGAATGCTGTAGAGGGTAATCCGGAAAGAAATTTAAAGAGATTTTTAGAGAGTCCTAAAACAAAGGAGTTTATAGACGCTTTAATAAGTGATTTAAGCCATGGGGCAAAAATGCAGTTACCAGATACACAGGTATTTAAGATTATAAAATCAAAGACGTTGAGAGATGGATCTAAAACTATTGGTAAGGCGTGGATGCATCCTTATTTATTTATCAAGTTTGCTATGTGGATAAACCCTAAGTTTGAGGTTCAGGTTATCAGATTCGTTCATGACCAACTTATAGATTATAGGGATAAGGCTGGTGATGCTTATAAGAGAATGTCTTCCGCCTTGTCTAGGATAATTGAGCCTTCAAGATTAAGGGATAAGATTCAAGATCTGGCGAGATCTGTAAATATCATCATATACGGATTGCATCAAAGCATGATAAGAAATTCCGTAGGCGAAGAGGCTAAGGCTAAGGAGTTGATGGAGCTGGAGATTGATATAGCCAAGATGATTGAGTTTGGATATATAACTACCGAAGAACAGTTAAGGGATTATCTGTATAAGGTTTTGAGAAGCAAAAAGGCTCTTCCTTTGTGATTTGGATTTTAATCGTATATTTGTGTCAAAGTTAATTACGATGATATACGGCAATAAAGAAATAGTACGGACGTTCACCAGAAACAACCTGCCTGCCGGATATGCGGGTGGCTCTGTTGACTACCGGGTCCCGGCCAACGTCTATTTTGGCGATACGCAGGAGGAGGCTGACAGCAAGGCTGAGGATGATATTAAAGCCAACGGTCAGGACTACGCCAACACATATGCCGACATAATACCGTCCGTATGGTATAATGATCAGGTATGCGATGAGTTTATTAAGAACAATTGCGTAAGCGGTAAGGGATCTAAGGAACAGGTATGTGTAGAGAAAGGCAGGTTCGTCTCTTACGTATCTAAGAAAGATGCCAATGATAAGGCCAGGGTGGAGCTTGGACGGATCGGGCAGGGTGAGGCCAACGCCGTCGGGGCTTGCTGCGAGGACTGGGCCTCACAGCCTCTTCGTGGCTTGTTTTACAAGAACGATTGTGAGACCGGGACATCAGGTAAAGAAGG